TACAAAGACACCACGTAGAAAAACTTCCTGTAATAAATAAGCCTTATCCTAAAAGAAAAAAGAGGTTTTTAATTGGTGATAGCATAGAAGGATGGGCAGACGCAATCAAAGTTCTTATGAAATCTTACATGAATGGCGGTGGAAGTAAAGTTGAGTTTGACTTTTCAGATATTAGACCTAAAGGTGCGCAATTAGTAACTTCTGGTGGTAAAGCTCCAGGACCTCAACCCCTAAAAGAGTGCATTATGAAAGTTAGAGGTATGTTAGAACAAAAAGAAACTGGTGAGAGATTATCAACTTTGGAAGCACACGATATTGTTTGCCATATAGCAGATGCAGTTCTAGCAGGTGGTATTAGAAGAGCTGCGCTTATTAGTTTATTTAATGCTGATGATGATGAAATGATTAGTTGTAAAAGTGGTAATTGGTGGGAATTGAATCCACAAAGAGGTAGAGCAAATAATTCTGCAGTTTTAATGAGGCATAAAATAACAAAACAATTCTTTTTAGACCTTTGGAAGCGTGTAGAATTATCAGGGGCCGGTGAACCAGGTATTTATCTAAATAATGACAAAGACTGGGGTACAAATCCATGTTGTGAAATTGCATTAAGACCTTTTCAATTCTGTAATCTTTGTGAAGTAAATGTAAGTAATATAGAAGACCAAGACGACTTAAATGAAAGAGTGAAAGCAGCAGCATTTATTGGAACACTACAGGCTGGATACACAGACTTTCATTATCTTAGAGATATATGGAGAGAAACAACAGAAAAAGAAGCATTGATAGGTGTTTCTATGACAGGTATTGGTTCTGGGGTTGTGCTAGGTTATGATACTAAAAAAGCGGCCAGCGTTGTAAAAAGAGAAAATACAAGAGTTGCAAAAATTATAGGTATAAATCAATCTGCAAGAACTACAACTGTAAAACCTGCAGGTACTACAAGCTTAGTTTTAGGCACAAGTTCAGGTATCCATGCATGGCATAATGACTACTATATTCGTAGAATAAGAGTTGGTAAGAACGAATCTATATATCAACACTTAGTAAATAATCACCCAGAATTAGTTGAAGATGAATACTTCAGACCACATGATACTGCAGTTATTCAAGTACCACAAAAAGCCCCTAGTGGTTCAATATTAAGAACTGAATCACCATTTGCTCTATTAGAAAGGGTTAAAAAGATTGCTACTGAATGGGTAAAATCAGGCCACAGAAAAGGTTCGAACTCTCACAATGTATCTGCAACAATATCTTTGAAACAAGAAGACTGGGAACTGGCAGGAGAATGGATGTGGGAAAATAGAAAACACTATAACGGTTTATCAGTGCTACCATATGATGGTGGAACATATACTCAAGCGCCATTCGAAGATATTACTGAAAAACAATATAATGACATGATGAAAACTTTGACAGAAGTAGACTTGTCAAATGTTATTGAGATAGAAGATAATACAAATCTTTCAGGAGAATTAGCTTGTGCGGGAGGTAGTTGTGAAATTACATAAGGATTGGATTCAAGAGTTATACTATAAAGAATTAGCAGGTTTAACCTCTAAGGAGAAAACTCATGATATCGATAGCCCAAATGCAAAAAAAGTTAAATCAAATTCAAAAAGAAATAGAGGAGTTTCAGAACAATTGCAGTCACGATAAACAAAGGATAAAATTTGACGAAAAAAATAATGCTAGGTGGTTTTGTGAGTTATGTGATAAGAATATTAGAATACCTAATCCAAAAGAATTAGAAGATTGGATTAAGCGTTAAATTGTTTTGATACTATATTTATATATATGTGTATAAGTGATATATCTGCATCAATAAATACTGAAATAGGTGACCTAACAACAGTACAGTTATCTCAAAGTTATTTTACAACTTTGGCTCCTTACCCGTGGAGAGATGAAAGCTCAAAAGGAATAGTTAGTTGTAGTATATTTTATGTTACTGAAAGTCTACAAACAAAGGATAGATTCAATGAATGTGTAGACTTTGTATACCTTTTTGTTGGAACAGGAAGTGCAGTAGATGGAGCTTTAAACGGAAATTTAACAACTAGAAAGATACACACTTCAGATGGCTTTAATTTTGTATGTGATGATAACCATCAAGTTTTACAATGGCTATCAAGTAATCCTATAACGAACCAGTTTATAGACGCAGATGCAGCAGTACCTGGAACAAGACTTGTTTCATGGGCAAACGATTTATATCAATTTGTAACCGTAACTTCTCACTCATTCCAAGCAGTCAATCAAGGAATAGCCGTAAACTGGCTTACTACAAAATCAAACAGTTATCAATTACAAAATGGAATAGTTGTTAAAGGATTTACTGGAGACGTTTGCACGTGTGCTCCAAGCGCAAGTATTCAAGACATACCTTGTGAGAGCAGTCTTTCTTTTTGCCTTTCACAATCATCAGCAGGATCAGGTCAATTTGTCATGAATTTATCTGGTTCAGAAAGTATAGTAGGAACAACAAAGACCTGGCAGGTAACAGATATAGATGGAAATTTGCTTATTCCTGAGACAACTGCTTCTGCAACTGCTCTTGATGGAAACTTAAATTTAGAAATAGACCAATATTTTTCTTGCTGTACATGTTCACAACATATAAATATAACAGAGATGCACGTATCTAATTCAGTTTCTGAGAGTCAACTTAATGTTTTCGCTGGAGCACTTGGAAGCCATCCTCAAGGTAATGTTTCAAAAATATTATTTAGTAGAGAAGATGGAGTAGCACCTCTATATACACAAGGACCGTATATAGGACAAGCACAAGGACAGATGGTGATAACTCTTTCAGGTTCAGGTGGACCTCAAAATGGTCCAGCAGGATATAACCCAGAAACTCCATTCAATGTCAATTTAGCCTTTGCAGAAACTAGAATAGTAGTGCCTACCGGCTCTACAGTTGAAGAGTCAGTAGACAATATTGTTTCTCACATAAATGCTAGTTCATCTCAGGTACAGTACCTAACAGACGTTTCTGCTAGTAGGAACGGAACTAATTTAATACTACACAGAACAGTGATGGGCCCATGCCTTCAACACCCACAAGGTATTGGATGGAACGCATATTATGTAAACTATAAATATTTTGACGCTATAGGTGGTGTAAACAATACAACTTTTCAAGAGGCAGGTCAAGGTAACTTGAGTAGTGGAAATGGTTTTTTACTAGGAAATGTAACCGGCTCTGCGGCTTCTAGCTCTGTTGGTACCTTTGGCTTTAATGATGACGATAATGGGTCTATACAGGGTTCAACAGCAGTAACGCTTTCTTTTACTCGTTCAGGGTGTGAACCAGATGAGAGTAATTTACCACAACAATTAAATGTTTGTTACGAAGAGTCTATAACGCTTGGTTCAGGAATAGAAGGACCATTAGAGGCTACTAGCTCTTGTTGCTTCTTTTTACAACTAAATAAGGCGCCATTCTATAATGGTTCTTCTTCATATTGCCAGTCTAATGAAGGAAGATTCATAGACCTATGTGAAGTTTTTGGTGCATGTAATTATGATACCATATCTTATGCTAGAAATGAAACACTTTATCCTGGTAACTTTTTAGCCAAGGGACCGGAAAATATTTGTGATACCTTTCAGGCAGATCCAGCCACACTAGCTTTAGGAAGCATGGAAATGAATTTTACAGCAAGCGCATTTAATATAGATTGTATAAATTCTGCTAGTGGACAACCTAGTATGAGTTCTCCATTTACACCTACTTCATTTGATAGTCCGGGACAAGGGTGTTGTTCTGATGTTAGTGCATCGGTAACGATATATTTTAACCCAAGATTAGTTGTTGCAGATTCAGTTCAATGCTATCCAACAATGGCTTTAGATGCTACTACAATATACAATTTTCCACTACAAGGACCTGTTAGTTGGAGTATTATTGGTGGAGACGGTTCTCCATCTCCTCATGCTATTCCAGGTTTTATAGGCAATGTTGCTCCAGACGAAATATATACAGAAGGAGCAAATCTTTTGCAATTTAATACAGCTACATCTCATTCTATAAATGCTGAAGCGTACTTAAACCATCATACCTCTTCCGGCCTGTACACTGCTAGCGTTTCAGTTACAAATGGCCCTTGTACTTTTACAAAAACATTTAATGTGAAAATGGTTTCGGCATCCTCTGAAGCTGGCCCAGATATATACTTCTGTGATACACATGGAGGAGATGCATCAATTCATATGGCAGCAAATGGAACCACAGGATTTTGGCAGTATCTTGGTGGTCCTCCAAATACTCTTCCATCAATTGGTAATCCAACTAGTCCAACTACAAAGATTCAACAACCTGCCTGTACCAGTTATGAATATTCTTGGACAATAAGTAGTCAAAGTTTACATATAGTTAATGAAGATACATTTAGTGTTATATGCGAAGATACAGATACTATGACTGTTCATACAAATAAAGCTGTATCTAGTGGCTCAATATCTGGAATACTTACTACTACTGGAGAAACGACTGCATCTATATATGATGCTTCTGAAATTACTAGGGCTCCATATAACATAAACGTAGTTGGCTGTCCTCCATATGAATTCTCATTTACAGGAGACGTTGATATGAATGTTAATCAAGTATCATGGTCAGTATACATGTCAGAATCTTTAGCTTTAGCTGGTGGAAGCCAGCCAGGACCGGTTGAATCCTATCCAAATAAGGCAAATGATGGAGTTATGGGAAAGTTCGATCAAAATAATCCAACTTTGTTTATGATAGGAGGCATACGAATAA